CATAGCAATTTTTGCTTTAGTTTTCTGAATCATTCTCAAAGATTGTTGCTCATTATCGGAGCAAATCCAAGGAAGAAGTAAAATATCAAGATTATCTATTTTAATTTCAGTTGGAGTTGAATATGTTATTATATTTGGATAATCCTTAAGAAGAAGTTGGGGGGAATTTATTTGATTGGTATTACGAAAATACACATCATGATTTCCAGTGATTAAATGAACATTATATTTGGAAAGTGGTTCCAAGACAACTTTTTTAGTCCATTCTAATCCCCAAAAATCAATACTTTTACGATTATCAAAAGCATCCCCCATATGAATAACTGTATCAATTCCTTCTTTTTCTAAAGTAGGAAAAAAGACATTCTTATAAAAAAGTTCAAAATAATCATGAAACAATCTTGAAGATTTGCGAGCAGACCAGTGAGTATCTGTAATTAAAGCAATACGCATTAATACCTCAATTTACTATGTACTACATCTTTGATAGTATTGTAATCACTATAATTGGATCCGTCAAGCAAATTATCGTCAAAAACCTCAGAGAACCCAGAACGTTCAAGAATTTTATTTTTAATTTCCAATTGACGCTTCTCTTTTTGAATACGTCTCAAAAATGCATAATGGATAATTTGAGTAAAATAAGCAAAAGGATTTTGGGATTTATCTGGATTAAAATTATGAATATATTGAACTGAATTTTCTATGCCATCAGAAATCATATCTTCTTTAAACATATAATTTACAAAATTAGGCTTAAAGGAAAGATGATTTGCAATTTTTAAAAAACATTCTCCAATATAACGTGGAATTGGAGGTTTTGTATCCCAACTTTTACCACACTCATCTTTAGTTGGTTCTTTTCCATACTTTTTAATAAAACTTATTTCTACATCTTCCCTATATTTAATAAGAGCAGAAAGAAAATCTTTATTATTTACATAATGCTCAGACCTTTTTCTTTTGGTCATAACTGCGGTAGTGATCATAAAGGTACATTATTATTATGTATAGATTATAGCATTTATACAAATAATTGACAAGGTTGTAATAACTGTGTAGAATACCTTTGTTGGGTTTGATGAATAATACTATCTATTCTTATAAATCTTCTCTAAGATTTCTTTAGCATCATTTACATTTGCTAGGTATCCCATTCTACGATTAATTTTAGATTCTTTTGTAGAGTTTTTTAAGGATTGTCTGACATAAGTTTGATACATCATAATCATTTCAATATCGGAAGATTCAGAAAGAGTTAAAACATCCTTTAAGTCAATAATAAACATATCTTCTTTTGATGTTTTTAACCATGGTTCTAATTTATATCCTATAACTCCAGATTTACCTTTAATTTCATCTACAGTTATGGGGTTAGAAACTATAAGTAATGTTCTATCATCTTCTTCAGAAGCTGCTATTTTAGCGAATATTTCTTCACCGGTTTTTAGTTTGACTGTGCAATAAAAATCTTCTTCAATTCCCATCTTTTTTAAGTTGTATAGTTATTATTTCGTAATTAAAGTTTTCTTCATTATAAATTTTTATTCTTTCAATGAGGTGATTTAAGGTATAATTTTTTCTTGAATTGTATGTACAGTCATCAGATATATCATAAAGAACTGCTTTTGTTTTATTTTTCCCTTTTCTTAAAACTCTTCCAATTGATTGAAGATTTCTAATTCTTGATTTACTTGGAGAAGCAAAAATTACATTATGTAGATTTTTTATATTAATTCCAGTAGAGAAAGTTCCATAAGAAGCAACAATAATTGCATTATTTTCTCTTTCTGTAATTTCTCTAACTAATTCTCTCTCTTCAGTGTCCACTCCACCATGAATAAAAAATACTTTACGATCATCTCGTTTAATGTTATTTATTCTTTCATATAGTATAGATCCATGTGCTTCAACTCTAGAAAAGAGAACAAGAGTGTTTCCTTTTAAATCTAAAGAAAGATTTGTAATAAATTTATTTCTTTGTTCATGCTGGATAAGATATTGTATTTCATTTTCATAAGTTTCAAATTTTTGAGGTGGATGCTTAAGAACAAGACAACGAATATCTAATTGAGAAATATGCCCCTGTTGCATCAACTCATAAGTTCTTGTTACTTTATATGATGGTCCAAATAGTCCTTCAAGAACCCATTTATGAGTTTGCGTTCCATCCAAAGTACCAGTAAATCCAAAACGATATTTTGCATGATGAAGTTTAGTCATAATGTCAACTAAAGATTTACTCTTAAATAAATGAGCTTCATCTCCTATAATTACATTATAATTTTCAAAAAATGAACGCTCTAATTTATATACAGATTGCCACGTTGTAATTGTGACTGAATGTTCATTAGTTTTTTCTCTACCTGAATATATACGGTGGCAATATGAATCAGCATCCCAACCATAATCTTCAAAGTCCTTGTACATCTGCTCTACTAAAGATGTCGTTGGAACAACTAAAAGAATTTTTTGCCCTTTATCTACATAATATCTCACGATTGAATAAATCATCAGAGATTTACCTGAGGCAGTTGGTGATATCAATAATTTTCTATTATGTCTTAAAGCATCGTGTACTCCATCTATTTGATAATCTCTCGGGGAATGAGAACAAATAGAAGACATATAATCCTTTACACCCTCGTAAGAAATTTCTTCATTTACTTCAAAGGGTAATCCATAGAATTTGTTTTCTTTAAATTCGTAAGTATAATTATGCAATTTTAATTTGTCGATAACTTTATCTATCAACCCAGCATAAATTTCCCCAGTATGAGTACTCAGAAGTCGAATCTTTCCGTCCCAGTGCTTGCTTCTATACTGGGACATAAATTTTGCAGATTCAACCTCAAATGTAAAATATGGTTGTAGTTCGTATAAAATATGTGATTCGCAATGAAGTTTAATATAAACTTCATTTTTCTTTTCAATAATTACATCATTCATAGCATTACGACTGCTATGAATATTTATTTACCCAAGTCCTGCATTAAAACGCATAAACTCGATTGAGTTTTTAATTTGGAAAGTTCTATTTTGAATCATTTTTAAAATACTTTCCAAATATACTAACATAGTATCGTAATAATCTATTTTTAAACATACTGAAGAAAGTTTTTCGTCAGCATCAAGATATTTTTGCATAGTATCCTTATCCCTAATTTTTTTAGGAAATGGGTCAGTCACATAAACATCTGGATCTGCCTTTCCTGAATAATATTCATATCTTTCATGGCGAATGTTTCTTTTCTGCTGTTCTGCTTTTTTTCTTAATAGAAATATTGTATTATATAATTCAAAGTATTTTGCGTGAAGAATTGGGATATTTGTTGATTCTGTGTGAAGATTATCAATATCAATCTTCGAATCTTGTTCCCACATTTTTTGAATCATATCAAGATCTAAACTCATAAAGGATTCCCACCAAGATCTACTATATTGTATATACTATACTTGAAACTAACATCTGCTGTAAAGTATCTTACATCTGTATCTGTAGCATCAAAAGTTAATGTTCCTAAAGAATAAGGAAAAAGATTTTTAAAAATAATCTGAAAATTTGGTATAGAAGAACTTGTTAAAATTTGCAATGTTCCGTCTGAATATAATCCTATTTGTTCTTGGGCGTCCCGTGGAGGATTTATACTACCAGTTGTACGGAAATCGTATATTTGACTCAAACTTTCTGGATAACCAAGACCTCTTATCCAGTTTTGGATTTCCATGTAATTTTCTAAATTTTCATCTACCAAAAATCTTAAACTTAAATCGCCAAAAATTATTTTATCGCCGGGAATATCAAGATCTTTTAAATAAGTGGGTTGATTTGCAACCCCTAGAGTTAAATCTGGTATGTTGGCTGAGTTGCAAAAAAATGCAACTTTTGGTGTTCTTTTTAATGTGAATTTAAATCCTGTTGGAGATAAGAAATTTCTATTTTCAGGTTGTCCTGCTACCATGATCTTTTTTGACTATTTAGATAAAAAAAAGAGACCCTTTCGGGTCTCTTAAAATCAATGTGAATGATTGCTCACATTAAGTTCTTTACAGCAACTCTACGATAGTAGCGGTTAGCATTAACTTGAAGTCTACCGAGACCTTGATCAGTGCCCTCAGCAAATGGGTTTGCAACCATTCCATAACGGGTTTTAAATCCGATTTTGGGTTGGAAGCTGTTCTCACCAACGGCACGAACCATTTGGAGGGGAACATAAGGACAATAGAAGAGTCCAGCGTCATAAGGTGAAGAACCCTTATAACCAACAACATAGTACTGGTTACCAGGAGTTCCGTTAGCGGAAGTCAGGTTAGCAGCATATGGGTCAATGTATACACGATACTTACCTTGCAGAACACCAGCAAAGGTGTTGCCGGTATCATCAACAGTTAGGTTAGCGTTGAGTGCTGGGGTGTAATCAAGAACACCGGCCATGGTTAGAGCGGAAGCAACGTCTGCAGAGCAGAGGATGATGTTGCCCTTTCCACGACGAGTTCTCTGAGCGATAGCATTAGCATCACGCTCAATCTGGAATAGAAGACCCTTGAACTTCTCAACTGACCAACGACCGTTGGAGTCGATATCTAGGTCAAAGATACCAGGAGTTGCAACGTTCTGAACAGCACCTTGCTCAGCAACCTTGTAGATGGTTCTGATAACTTCGCGGTTGATTTCAGCAAGAATCTCAGTTGAGAGAATGTTTGCTAATTCCGCTTCAGCGTTCAGACCGTGGATTGCCTTGAGGTCTTGAGCAAGCTCAAGTGAGTACTCGGCCTTCAGGGCGCGTGACTTTGCAGTAACAGTGACTTTCTCGATTGAGAATGCCATCTGGTTGAAAGCATCTCCTTGTGTGCCATCAAGATTTTCGGCATCGCCTGTTGGCATACCTTGACCAACGTTGTAAGCAGTTTGACTGCCACCACCACTAACTGGGTTCAGAACTGATGGGTTCGAACCTGCTTGTGCAGTTGTACCAATTCCAGCAGCAGTGCTACCAAAACCAGCAACATTGAATCCTGCATCCTGACCAGAATATGCAGAATCAACTTCGTTGTAGAAGGTCTCTGCACCACTCTGATTAGCATAACGGGAGCGCATTGCGAAGATGAGTCCAGTAGGACCACTCATTGGTTGAACGCCTGCAACATCATAGGCGATCAGGTTAGGCATCGAACGACGGATCAGTGAGATCAGTACGGGGTCGAAACCTGCGGTAGGTCCAGCAGCAGCGGCACTACCACTGAAACCACCGGTTCCAGCTGAATTTGTTGGGGATTCCATAAGGTTGGAAAGATTTCCAACTTGGAATGCGCTTTCCTCTCTGAGGAATCTTTCTTGGTTTTCTAGCAGAACAGCGGTTACCGATCTACGATGCGAATCTTTGATTTGATCAAGACCCTCATAGTTGAGAAGAGGTGCCCACTTTTCCTGCAGATGCTCTGATTGAAACATTTGCTTTTACCTTTTACTTAGTGTTTTGTTTTTTGTTTGAATTATATTAAATTCAATTATTTGCCGAATGCTGAAAGAGTCTTCAAGTAAGCAGCCATTGAGTCCGAATAAGTTTCGGGAGTGGCATCTAGACCCTCAGACAAAGTTTCAGTTCTTGCAGATGGAGAAACTACTCTTGAAGGAAAATATGATTCCTTTAAAGTCTCCAGTTTTTCACGATATTCTTCTTCACTTTCAAACTCAACACTTTCGGCAAGTGAAGCGAGCTTGTCTTTCTGAGTGTCTGCAAGACCATCAGAGACCTGTTCAAAAATTCCATCGGCAACCGACTCTGCGAGACGCTTGTTTAGGGAAACATTCTTATCAATTTGCTCGTTGAGTTTTGTCTCCATTTCATCAAGTTTTTCTACCATGCTCTCAAGCACATCATATTTATCTTCAGGGATTGAAACATAATGATCTTCAAAAAGACCCTTCATTCCTTGAAGGAATGATTCGGTCATTTCGGTCTTAAGACCTTGTTCGATAATTAGTGCATTTTCTTGAATCCATTCATCAGCAACATATTCAAGATATGCATCTACACGCTCAGAAAGAATAGATTTAATTTCTTCTACTTCTTCAGCAAGAGCAATAGAATACTGCTCCTCAAGGGATTCTTTAATATCATATACTTTAGAACGAAGAGCAGCTTCAAAAATAGTGCGTGCTTTTTCTTGGAACTCTTCGGAAAGTTCTTCACCTTCTAGAAGAGCATTAACATCTTCTTCAATATCAAAGTTTTCTTTGACTTCCTCTTCATCCTCATCTTCTTCATCTTCTTCATCTTCGTCTTCTTCACCTTTCTTTTCTTTTTTCTTAGGTGATTCTTCTTCAGATTCTTCAATTACTTCTTCATCTTCAAGATATTCATCTTCGTCAATTAGATCTTCATCATCAAGATCTTCTTCTTCTTTAACTGATTTCATTGCTTCAGCGGATCTAGCACCCTTATTTACAACATCTTTAACTTGCTTAAGAGTTGCTCCGGGTGTTTTTAATTTTGCCGAATCATCATCAGTCTTATAGTTCTCGGGAGTAGGTCCCCCAAGATCTTCCCATCCACCAGTTTGTCCTGGGGTAGAACCTGATAAATGTGGCATAGCATCCGCTGCTTTGGCATTTGCGTTAACAGCGGTTTTGGATTGCTTAGTGCCTACTTCCATTTCTTGTAAATCTCCACGAGACATTTGAACTCTCCGTTTAACCTTACGTTATAAACTATATTTATTTATACTTTAATAAATTACAGGGAGTTTAAAAACTCATTGAACAGAGATAACTTATAATCTTCTAATAATTTTTGATCTACCAAGTTGTTAATTTTATTTTTTGTATTTTCAATTAACCAGTTATTTCTTGATGCATCATAAATCCATTCAACACCTTCCATAATTCCTTGAACAAATGCATCTGGTGCAGAAGGATCTGCAACAATATCAGCAGCAGTTGCTAACATAAAATCTTCACCAACTTCTTTATATCCATTATTATTTTCTCTTAGAGAACCAATACCACGAGAAGAAACGCCAAGACATACACCAGAATTTAAAAGAGATTCTGCAATCTTTCCCATAGGAGTAGAAAGAATCTGTGCCTTTCCTATGAAGTTTTTACCTTCACAAGTTAGAGAAGTTATTTTATGAGAAACTCTATCTAAATTTACTGTTGGACCATCTGGATGTCCAAGTTCTCCAAGAGCTCTTCCTTTTTGAACATAGTTTTCATTATAACGCTTCACTTCTCTTTCCATAATTTGAAATGGATAAAGTCTTCCATTGCGATTTACGCACTCACTTTGCAAAAATACTCCCTGAATATAAAGAGTCTTTTTACCATTTACAGTTTCAGTAAGAACTTGTACTGATTCTATTTCTTCTGTGATGAGTTTCATTATGCTTGTCCTGTGATTTGTACTTGTTGGAAATAAATTGTTCCTGAACCGACCCCATAAGCGGAAATCTTATTAGAAATAATCACTGAGGCATCTGCTGAGGAGAATGCAGTTACAATTCCACTTGAATTGTAATTCACAGTCATTCTGGTTTGATAATATCCATTAACACCTGCAGAAGTATCAACTGATAAAACTTGCTGATTTGTAAAGTTGTAATATGACTGCCCTGATGAGGTTAAAGTTACATAATCACCGACCGCAAATGGAACTTGAGTTCCCTCTGGAACAGTAACAATAGTTGTTGTTCCTGTTGTTATTCCAACAACTCTATTTGATGCTTTAGTTAAACCTAAAGTTACAGTATCGCCTGCAGAAACATAGTAATCAGTATTGGTTGCTGTAGGATTAACTCCAATTGCAACGTGGGCAGCACCACCAACTGCAACTACTCTCAAAACACTAGATTGTACTGAAAAGGCAGATGAAGTTGTTGCAGCACCTGCAGTAAATGTAAATGAGGAACCTGCCCCAACTGGTCTATGAGCCATTATTTTAAATACAACACTTTTAGTTATTTATAAATTGCAAATTACCTACTAATTTCTTCCCAGTCCATAGAAGCGTGAATATCTGCACCATTAGCATCAGAAGCACATACAATAGAAAGTTCATAAGGTGTTCCAGTTAGTGCATTTCTTTCTAACTGAAACTTAAATAATGCCTCTTTAAGAATATCTACTGATGATGAACCTTGATTGGAACCATACGTATATCCAGATGCTAATATTCTTCCACCAGTATAAGTTCCTCCACCAATCTTATATTCAACAGCACTATCGCCACCAGCATCATTCCAAGTTCCACCATTAGATGTCCCACTTGCTCTTACTTGCCAGTTATAAGTTGCATTGTTTGTAATACCTAAAATAGAAAGTGCAGTTAGAATTACGATTGCATCTAATCTATTTGGTGTTGCTTTAAGACGAATTGATGCGACTGTGTAATAGGTTCCTGCGGTTGTTAAATCAACTGGTGTTTGAACTGGTGTTCCTACTGCTTGCTGTAATCCACGAAGTTCATAACCACCTTCGGAAATTACAGTAGAACAAACTTGTTTGAGTGTACTTGCACTAGTTGTAATTCCAGTATTTGCAATCTCATACCTCAAAGGTAATGATGCTGTTGTGATATAAGTTGTATTGATAAGATTTGCGTGATGGAATGAATGGCAGTGAATAAATTGCCCATTAACTACAAATCCTAATCTTACAGTTCCAAGTCCTAACCATTCAATATCCATCCACATAATCTGTGCTTTGCTGATATCTAATGTGACACCAGATGGATTAAGATGCCCAGGACCAAGCATCGTATCAACATTCCATTCGTGTTGAGATTTTCTAGTTTCTGTTGTAATTCCTGGTACAAAAGTTCTTTCTACAAAATATAAAGTACTTCCATCAAGTTCAAGATACATTCCATTATCTGCACCATAATATCCTACTCTTTGGCGAAGATTTTCTTTTGCTGGATTCATTACGAATGTATTCAATACCTGTAATGATTTTCCTGGTTGATATGAGAATACTTTTGTTGTTTCTCTGATGACTGATGCGGTACTTCCCACCCCAACAGTCATATTAATCAAACCTTGTGCAGTTACAAATCCAACTGTTGAACCAGTTCCTACAACTAAACCACTCCAAAGATTATTGTCTCTATATCTGTGAGAACTATCAAAAAGTGTGAGTGGGGTAGACATTCTTTGTCTACCAAATGCATCTGTTGCTATTGGTGGTAATTCAATATCAACTGATCCAGTAACTGGAAATGGATTTGTGGTGCTGACTGGTGAATTATTGAGGTTGATTGATACTTGTCCAGTGGTTCCAATACCTACGGTATTCAGTAATGTAGAAATACCGACTGGAAGATATGGAGTTGTTAATGTTCCACCTGTCCCAACTTCAACTATGTGATTATGAATTGGATTATCTGGAGTGCTCGTAACTGTTACTATTCCGGGAATACTGATATCACCATTAATTGTAATATTAGAACTTCCAAGAGATACTGGAAATGGGTTATCAAAAGAAACTGGACTGCCATCTTTTGTGGCAATCATATTAACTTCAAAAAGACTCCTTTCCTGATTTAAATAATCTTGTTCTACTTTATTCCACTGGGCCATTTATCAATCAATCCATTCTAACTTTGATGGGTGATATCTTTGTGCGTTTTTGATGTTTAAATTTTTTTCTGCAACTGGATAAATCTGATGAACAACTGCTCCGGGATAATCGGATTGCAATTGCTCACCAAGGTCTCTTGTAGATGGAATTCCAGTTTTTGTGACTAGTTCAAGTCTATAAAAGTTTCCATTCCACATTACATCAGCAATATATTCTTCACCAACTTGTTGTACTTGAGGTTCAGAATTATTAATATAAAGATTACCGTTAAAATCTCCGGCAATACTTATACTTTCTGAAAGAAATTGTTTGAATGATTTCATTCTTCCTCTATTTCTTCATTATCTCCATTAAACATTGAATTTGCTATAATTGGGCGAAATTCGTCAATTTTTTCTGCTGATTTTGTAAAAAGAAGTTCTTTAATTTTGTCGCTGATTTGTGAAGGTGATTCATCTGCAACAATCATATCAAGAAGGTCATCCATTTTAATACCTAAGTAATTTTCTTTATTTATATCTCTCCACCCTTAGGCATTTCTACTGGTTTTGCATTTATTTCGGTAGAAGAAGCATTGAGTTCTGGTTCCATAACGGGTTGTCCCAAATCCATTTGTGATGTTTGGTCTAAAGGCATACCAGTATTTGGATCTATTGGTTGATTTGGATCTGGAATTATTCCATCTTCGATTTCTTTCTTCATAATTTTATCTTGCTCAATAATTTCTTCATCAGTTTGACGCAAGATTTTTCTTCTTAAGTAATCTTGAGAAAAATATCTACCTACATATGGTTCTGCAACTTGAACCATATTCAGTCTTTCATTGAGAAGTTCCGCATCTTTAAGTTCTGCAAAATGATTATCATATAGAAAATCATATTGAATGTGCTCTTCCATAATATCCCAATCTTTTGGGGTAATAATATTCTTAAGAATCAATTGAGTTCTAAGCATATCGTGGAACATATATGAGAATCTCTTTCTCAAACGAGAAACAAATTTACTGAATTTAACTTCATCTCTAAGAATTTCTGAAGAACGTCCAAGATTGAATCCACCTTCCCCATCCATTCTTGAGGGTGGAACATTTAAAGAACGATATAGTTTTTTCTTAAAGTATTCTATGTCAGTAATTTCCCCTAGGTTTTGTCCCCCAGGAAGAGTAGAGATTTCTGTACCCCTACCACCTTCACGACGAGGAAGCCAAAAATCTTCCAACATAGACATAAATTTTTTATCATCACGAATTTCTCCTGTATTTGCATCATATACAAGTTTATTACGGTATCTCATCATAACATCACGAAGATACTGTTCTGCCTTAACCTTTGGTAGATTACCTACATCGATATAGAAAATTCTACGCTCCGGAGCACGAGATAAACGATAAATTACTAATGAGTCTTCAATCATTCTCAATTGATTAAGAGACTTAATTGCTTTATGTAAATAGGAAAGAGTTGATCCTTTGTTTCTATCTACAAGACCAGAAGTGCAATAAGTAATTGAATCTTTAGACATTTTAATCCCTTGAGATCCTCCCATAGAAGAAGGATTTCCTGTAGGATATGTTGATTTTGGACTATACACAAAATATTCCTCTATCTGAGGAAACTCAAAGTCCATAGGATTATCGCTATTAATATTGGATACTCTATACTTATCTTTTTCGCTTTTTTTCTGCTGCCTTACATACCTCATTTTCATTGGGTCTATGTAACGCAACTCTTGAATTCCTTCGTGTGGATTTTTTAAATCAATAACTTTATGATAATAAAGTCTTCCATCAATATACCAATTTCTATAAATTTCGTGAGACTTTTTATCAAAATCTAATAGTGAAAGAATATATTTAAATTCTTGCCTAATTTTCTTTTTAATACCATCACTAGCATTTAGATTTGAAAGTTCAATTTCTATTGGAGTATCATTCGTATCTGATACAATTGCTTCATTTACAATATCTTCAATTGCACTATCACACTCTGGGTGAAGTGCCATTTCACGATATCTTTTAATTAAATCAAATTCTGTTCTATATACTCCTTCAATATCTACATAAGAACCAAAAAAACCACTACTCAAGTAGTGGTCAGTCCCATCCTCATTATTTTCGGGGACAGGACTAACAACACCTTGAGATAATGGTTCATTATCTTCAATAGAAAATCCAAACAATCTTGCCATAATTTATTTTTTTATGCCTTTGGTCTATTTATCAGACTTTAGATGCTGTAGCTGAACTTATAATCTCGTAAGATTGAACTTGGAACTCTACAGTAAATTCTTCAATAGTATCTCCACTATCATAAGATAAATCAATTGGAGATACGCTGGTTGGGAAAATATCAATAAATTGATATGCTGCTAAAATAGAACTATCTGAACCTGAATTGGTAGTGCTATTTAGGGTAGAACCTCTTCCAAGTTGATAAACAGTTGCATTGCTCATATAAGCACTAGGGTTTGTGGCACCCAAATTATTATCAAGTTTTGCAATTAGTTCTGTCCAAGATTCAAAGGCTCTTCTCAATTTGAAATCTTCATCATTAATAATAGTTACAGTCCAAGCATCAATTGTTCTATCTCCAGCAACTTTAAATGATCTTCCTCTGAATGGAACATCTATACTTGCAACATTTGAACCGGGTAAAGCAGCTGCTTTACATAGATACTTAAATTTATCTGCGTCCCAACTAATTCCTGTTGGAAAAGTTGTTAATTCAACTTCGAATAAATTTGGACGAGCACCGCCACCAGTTAGAGCACTTTTGAAATCAGAGATTGTTTTAAGTCTTGCCACGATTGTTACCTCCTTGAGTTATTTGTTGAATAATAATATCAAACAGTACCTGCAACCTCTTCAAAACTTACTCCAGTACGAGTTGCAACAAAAGTAAGAGTTACATAATTAATAGATTTTGCTGGTTTTAAGAAAATATCCGCTCTAAATTCATTGTTATCAATAACATCTGGTGTATTATTTGTGGTATCACAAACAACGAAGAATCCATACAAACCTCTCTTTGCTTGAACATCACGGAGATAAGGTTCAACAATATTCTTAAAGTTTGCTCTGGTTAGTTCGTCGTTCAGTTCAAACAGTTGTGCTTGAGCAGCTCTTTGAAGTGCTTGCTCAATAGTGAGGAACAAGCGACGAACATTGATTCTATCGAATGCCGAAGCATATCCAAGAGCAGTCTTATCACCAAAGAGAAGAGTTCCAATTCCAGGTTGAGTTACGATAGCATTAATTCTTTGTGGATAGAGTTGATCTCTTTGTGCCTTACTTGGATTATAAGCAAGTTTGATAGCATTGTTAATAATTCCTCTTTGCTGTCCAGCAGGAGAGAACCAAGGATATGCAACAATGTTAGTGCGACACATTAGACCTGCAACATCAGCGTTACAAGGAATATATACGAACTTATTATTAAATCTATCATAAGTGTACTTATATCCACTATCAAATACCGCATAAGATGAAGATGGTAAAGAACTATTGACTCCACTAAAGAACTTAATAAGATTTGTTGTCTGAGTTGTTGTATTAGTTTGTCCAACTAAATCAGATCTATGTGGTCCAATCACAGCAATACAGTCTTTTCTTTGCTCTGCAAGTGAGATTAAATAACCTGCTTTTGCTTGAGACTGTGATACAGAATCCAATCCAGGACCCATAATCAGATAATCAACTTGAACTTCATCTTTGTTGGAGAACTTATCGTAAGATGTGATCAAATCTGCAAGAGTTGGTTTCATCCCGCCAGCAGAGGAATAATCAACACCACCGGTTAAGGTATATGTTTTGTTTCCAATTGCACTAAATGTTATATCTTGTGCAGATGATCCCCAAAGACCATTTGCAGTAGAAACTGGGGTGAATGAAGCAGAAGCAACACCAGAATACGTTGTAAATCCAGTTGCTCTTGGTGCTGTTCCCCAGTAAGAATCCGCTGCACTTGAAGGATTTCCACCAGCATAAACTTGAGATGAGAAATCTGCAAGATATTGCTCATACCAAATCTTTTGTGGGGAATTGACCGCTGAAACTGAATCTAGTGCTTTGGATAGACCAACGTGCTTCTCAAGAAGAGTTCCTTGATTGCCAGTAATAGATCCGAGATCATCAACAACTACAACGTGAATTGCATCATTCTTACCGTTTCTCTCAAGAACATATTGGTTTGAAACTGGTTTTGGTGCAATAGACTTCCAATAAATTGTAGTATTTGTTAAACCTAAAGTTTGGTTATTGTACCAATCGGATACTGATGTTGCGCTAGCTGTAGTTCCTGTATTAATACCGGAATTATTTACAAAGGTAAGAGTTGAAGATGCTACATATGAAGCAAATTCCGAACCTTCTGCATAACTAATTTGCGTCTCAGTTCCTGTAGAAGAAACTCTTGATACAATTTTTACGTTAATGCTACTTGCACTATTAGTTGCATCTGTTGTAACACCAGTAATAATACCTTTTAAATAACCATTAAAAGGTGAAGTTGTTCCTGCGCCAGGAAGAACAACATTATTGAGTGCAGCAGTAACACCAAAACCAATTTGCGCTCCAAGAGCACCAACATTGGTTGTTGCAATACCAATAGTTTGATCTGCTAGATCATCAATAACACAGACTTTAAGATCATTTGCCCAAGAACCTGGATTCTTCGCAGCAAATGTAAAGTTGTTTCCTTCCGAATGATTATTAATATAATCATCGTAATTGTCAATATCTAAAGATGTTGTTGATGCAGCACCAACACCGGCATTTGCGTTGTTGAGGGTTGCTCCACCAGTTCTAACAACTTTAAGAACACCACCATAAGAGAGATAAGAAGATGCACTCATCCAATACTCATATTGCGCATCAGTCGAAATTGGTTTTCCGAAAGTATTGATTAAATCTTGCTCAGTTGTAATATCAATTGGATAATTAACAGGACCGATTGGAAAGGGACCTGCAATTGCTCCAATATTATCTAAAACATTATCAGCTCTTCCTACAGTTAAGTCAACCTCTCTGACGAGTACGCCTGGAGATAATTGAGGAGTCGCCATTTTTTTCTCCGTAAAATCTCAGTTTATCTAAAAAATATTTATTAAAAAAATACTTTACGCAGGGGAAACTTGACGTGAATATTTACCAATCTGGATATTCCCACTTACCTATAACGTTTGATGTTATTTTATTCGCAACTATTCTTTTTATTGTGCAATTTTTGCATTCATATGAATATGATGATGCTACTGGACCTCTATCTTTTCTTGTTCTATAAAATCCATCTATCAAATTTTTTATTTCCCCACACACTCTACATTTTCTATCCGTGAGAAGTAAATGACCGAATTTTATCTGAGTGTTTATGTCCATTACATATATTCCCACATATATGACCTATCTCCATATTCGTCAACAAACCATCTATCTCCATCATTATCTACAAAACTACTACTATCTAATCCGTCAGATATAAATCCAAATGGCGACATATCTTGTTCTATTTGATTTTTTTGCTCTTCATATAAACGCTTTCTTACGTCTTGATCTGTAAGTTCTTTGAAATAATCTTGAGCCACTAACCAAGCATAGATTACTAAGCACATTGCAAGGTCATCATTACAACCCTCTTCTGCTTCAAAGGAATTGTGTTTTTGGATAAATGTGGTGAGTTCTGCAATAATCTCATAATCATTTAAAAATAACTTATTCTCTTCAATCATTGTTTTGAGATTAAGACATCCGACTTTTTTTACCGTCTTTGACATCTTGACCCCAAGTTGAGTTTTCTTTCCAGAAAATCCTTGACCTACAATTTGACCTGCTCTTCCCCTCATTGAGCACATTAGTAAATTTTTATATTCTAAATCATATTGAAGAATGCTTGCCACTTGATCCCCGACATCATTAACTTCACATAACACATAAGCATCATTATAACTTTTTCCAACTTCATCAATAATACTTGGAAAAAGCATAGGTTTTATTTCATTATTTCTATACTTTGCAACTACTTTGTGGGGAAATTCTGTTATATCAACAACAGTAAATGCTGAGTAATCATTTCCTACTCCTCTTGCAACATCTACTGTAATAAGATAATCATGGTTATCTTCAGGATCCACATAAACATCCAATCCCGCACTGCGTGTCTTGGGATGATCATAAACAAGTGATCTTAGTTTTGATGGAGCAATTAAAGTATCAACAGATCCTAAAAATTCACATTCAAACTCAACTTTAAATTGTTGTTCCGAAGTGTTTGATATGGTTTGCTTTTTCCATTCCTCATCTCTTCCAGGAACTTCACTCCAATGAACGTCTGTGAATACATACTCATTCTTACCTTTTTCTGCATCATGCCACATTCGGTAGAAATGATTCATACCATGTGGAGTTGATACTATAATTACTTTTGTATTTTTACCTGAAGTAATCGTAGGATAAACCGAAGCAAAGAATGAATCTGCAATATGATTTGGGACGAACGCAAATTCATCCAAAAATAAAATGTTGAATGACATACCACGAACTGCAGAAGCAGAAGTAGAAGCAGCCAAGATTTTACTTCCATTTTCAAGTTCCAAAGAACCCTTGTTCCAAGAGATAATTCCTTGTTGCATCCACTTTGGTAAATTTTCATATGCTGTCTGCAATCTATCTAACAGTTCTCTAGCGGTCGCTGCTTTGTTTGCTAGTATGCCTATATTTACATTATCATTGAATACTGCATAGTGTAAGAGAAAAGATACTACTGTAGTTGATTTTCCCGTCTGACGAGGCATCTTACAGATATTAAATCTGTTCGCATGAAATTTATTTACAAGTTTTTCTTGAAATGGATACATTTTAAATGGTTGCAATCCATGATCAAGAGTTACAATTTTTACATAATTTTTTGCAAAATAAACAGGATCACTCATGCATTTAGAAATTTCAAGAATTTGCTCTTCAGTAAATTCGTGAGTGGTATTCGCTTTTTTTAATAACGGATTGCCAAGATAAACATCATTATTTGTCATAACGAACTCCTAAAAATTAATTACAATTCCAACGTCTAAGTGCTTTATTAATTCTACTATCTGGATCTCTTGCTGTTTTTGTTGAAGTAAGTTTAGACTTCATTCCGGACATACGACGGCAAAATGATTTACGACGATCCGATCTCTTACCTGTAGGATTTTTTTCAGTTACTGCAGTTTGAAGTTTTGAACCTGGATTTTCTCTTCGATATGCCTTTACTGCAGCGGAACTCAAACCATCAGTTCTATCTTGACGATTTACTTTTTGCCAGTCTTCATCAACCTCAACTTCTTCTCCCATCATTCCCATTGGTTTTACATAATTTCTACTAGGACCAGGTTTTGCTGCACTTCCGCCTTGAGGTCCAAATGCCTGGATTAAAGGATGTCCTGGTTGAATTTCAGAGACAGAATGATAAACAACTATTGATCCGGGATAAACCTTTTGAATTTCATTATTAATTTCTTTACGTGTTGGGAGTTTCACCTGAGGGAAAAACATTTTAAGAGAATAATATTTTCCTCTCCAATTTAAAGTGACTCCAATTATATTCCCTGTTTGTGCTTGAAGTCTTGTTGCTTCACTTACTTGCGATTTAAATCCTTTAATTGGTCCTGGTTTTATTATGTCAATTACTTCGGCAAAAGTATTTCCATCGGCATCCTCGATTGTTACATCTTCCTTCATTCTTTCCGCTGCTTTGCGCTTAGCAAATTGCATATAAGACTCGCCTGGTCTTAATTTATTATCAGATTTTGAAGTAGAAGTAGATTTAGATGCAACACTATCTTCACGGGCCCGTTGATTTGCTCCAGGTCCACCTAGTTTGCGATCTTGATTTGGGTCTGGATGCCAAAAATCCGCACGTTCATGAACAACTTCTTCCTTATATCCTTTCCGACAAGGATCTTCTTCTTGAAGTTCGCCTAGAATTTTATCGACTAAAGTTTCTTCTTTATTGATTTTTGGAAGTTTTGCTCCTGTTGGTCTTGGTTGCTGACCTTTAGCAAAAACTCTTTTACCTTTTTCTTTCATCGGCAAAATGGGACCACGCTCAACATTTTCGGTTGTCATTTCTCCGCTTACAATGTAGTCCGCTGCAGTATCAATATAATCTGCTGCTTTAGTGATTTTTGATTGAACCCATGCTTCTAGATCTCCTTCACCTTTACCAACTTTTGCTTTAAGTCTTTTTACCGCATCTTCAATGGTTTTGAGTTCTGACCTTGCCATTGAATATTCTTCATCTTTAATTGAGATTTTATCCCAAACTTTTTCTCCGTAAGAACATTCAGATCTTGTTTCTCTTTTATCACATAAAGGACAGTATCTTTCTTCTTCGTGCATAGTTTCCTCAGATTTAGTTCCCCAGTTTGCAGCACCAACTTTACGGCATTTTACAAGTGCTCCGGACGCATATGCACTCGGCCAAACATCATATCTAGACTTTACTTTATTATAGCACGCATCTTTTTTTCCAGACTTCTTTTTTTCTTGTAAATCCATTTCTTCAGTTCTTACGTTAGTTGGTTTTGATGCGTTCTTTTTTTCTGGTTGATTTGGATCGTTTCTATTCTTTCTTCTAAATGCTTTTTCTTCCTCTTCTGGAGAAAGATTTGCTGCCATTTTAGAACTTCCACATTTTGGTGTAGAAGTTTGACCTGGCTGGCGAGCACAAGGAGCACCAGCAAATGGACCTCCTAGTTGAACCCATCCTTTCACCTTTCTTCCTGTTTTTGGATCTGTTCCACTAGATTTTTTAAACCAATCACGGAGACTTTCATCTCCCGATTTAGTTTCTTCTTTTACATCCTTAAATTTTTTATGATTCTTTTTAGCGGATGCTTCCATTTTTTTCAAACGAGTATAATAATCTGGAATCTCATCAAGATGCTGAAGAGCAATATCTCGTGCTAATTTATGATCTTTAGTGTGCTCATGCTCAATAGGTTCTCCCATATCAAGTTGATTTTGTATAAAGGAAACATCAAGACGATGTTTTTTTGCAATTTGCTCAACTGTTTTATGAGATTTCAACTTAGGCATTGAACTATATTAAGTACCTTTTTATATTTATTATTCTATACTTTCTTGGGATTGTTGTTTTAAAAATTTTGCTAGTTCTGATGTAGATCCAACAAACAATGCATTATTGACTGTTGTTGGTCCTTTTATTTTATTTTCTTCTACATCTTTTAATTTTTTTTGAAGTTCCATTAATTTATCTGTGGCATCTGCAACACTTTTAATAAGTTGTCCAGCAACCTCATATGCTCTAGGCATTTCACTTTCTTGTGCCAATTCAAGAATACCGTTAATAGCTTCTTGTCCCTTTTCTATTAGTGAATATAAATTTCCCCTAGTATATTCATAATCTTTTTTAATATCATCTGAAATACTAGAAGTATGTGTCTCTATATTTTCTATATTAGTATCTATTTTTTTAGATATAATCTCAGCACTTGTGTTAAAAGTCTGATTTAGGTTATCAAATTTTTTTGTCATTTTCTATAAAAGTTATAAATTTGAACCACTAAAACCAAAATCATCACCATCTTCTATTAACATATTGTCAGAAGTTGTTATAGACTTTACTTCTGCGCCGATTAAATGAGAGGTAATTGGTGTTCCATCTCTACCTCTTTCTACTGTAATAGCATTTCCGGAAACAAGTTTTACATATACTTCTTCTCCCTCAATATCGAGATATGTATTTGAAATTATAGATGACGAATCGCTAACATAAATTAGTATATCTTCTGTACTTGCATCTTTGGTTAAAGTTGTTAAGATATTTCCCGTATAATTTTTGATTGCTCTTGGTTGAGCAGAATAAACGATTTCTCTTATTGGAGAATTTGTAGTATCTCCAGCAATATAACCAATTGTAGTTTTTTTGATAATATCTTTTGTTGCAGAAGAAACTGGTCCAAAAAGATAAGTTTTTGCAGTAAATCTTAATGTGTATAATAATACTCTTCTCGATAAAAAGTTTCCTTCATAATCATCTTGCATCGCAATGCTTTCTAAAATTATAGGAATATCTCTTTTTTCGTTAATTTCATTGACTAACTCTACCGTCATAGTATATGCGGGTTGAAAATATGGTAAAATTTGCTCTATGATTTGTAGTGCATCATCATTTAGCTTAGACATAATACTAAGCTCAAATTGCATATTATAAGGAACTGGTAGATATGCTTTTTTTGTCTCAGCACCATTTGAAGAAGACTTCAAAGTAAATGTTTGAGTTGTTGTTGCCTTTCTTGATGGATCATAGGTCAATCCAGTAAATTCAAAAGACATTCTTGGGAGTGTAATTTGTACCGGTTTATTCAAATCCGGCGATTGTTCTAACCTAGCAAGAAATTTTTGAGTTGGTCCATATGCAAGAGGAACCTTAATTACACTTTTTACATTTTTATTACTATCAGTATGTTTAATACTTATATCATTAAATAGAGAACCAAATGCAACTACTGTGCTTCTTAAAACTTCGTGATAAAAATATTCAAACATACTTTTACGTTCCTTTAATATTATTTAATCATTGATTATTTTCTATTTATGGCATTCCAAAAGGATTTCTTTCAGTAAAATCTATTATTGTATCTGCTTCTTCTTCAATTTCATCATTATTAGTAAAACCACTCTTGATAGAAGCAGTTTCTACTTTTCTTAAATGGTGAGACGCACTCGATGCAGAACCTACTATGGTTTCTCCTGGTATAAATTGTCCATTTACATTGGAAACTTCTAATATATTTGTTACTGTATTCCAAGACCTAACTCTAGCAGTTACTCCACTTTGATTTCCGGTTACAACTTCATTAAATACAAAACTTCCACTTGAAGTGAGTGGAGGATTACCAATAGACATCATTGGTGCTTGGGTGTATCCAAGACCTGCGTTTGTAATTCTTATTGAAGTTATTGAACCTGCAGCAGAAACTACTGCAGTTGCTGCTGCAGAAATTGTTGATTGTCCGACAAATGTTATTACTGGAGGATTTACATAACCAGAACCAGAATTAGTAACAGTTATAATTCCAACTATACCATCACCCAATATTGCCTTTGCAGTTGCTCCACTACCTCCTCCTCCAATGAATCTAACACCAGGAGTTATAGTATATCCATAACCGGGATTTACAATTTCAACACTTTGAACTGATTGTGCTGATGGATTAGTGTTATCATTACATACCACTATTCCGCTTATCATTTTGGCAATTGCTGAAGCGGTTTGTCCATTTAATGGTGCTGAAGAAATTCCTACAGTTGGAGTATTTGTATATCCTCCTCCTCTATTTGTTATTGTTATTAATCTAATACCACCATTTACAACTCCTGTAACTGCGGATGCAGTTATGCCAATCCCTATCATCTGAAGTTTTTGTATTGCACCAATTGGAGTAGTATCCTCCCCAATACTACCACTAATATTATCATCAATTTCTCCTATACCAGTATCAATCAATTCATCTTCATAACGGAATAATTCACATTTTAATTGATATGTATAAAGTCCTTGAAGTTGATAAAATGGTTTCTCGTGCTCTACATATTTTATTTCAAAAATTCTGTCCCCAAGTGGAAAATATATTAAATCACCTTCTTTTGGTCTTGTGGATAATTTAATATTTGGTATATTTTCTATCAATGGTGAAATGTAAGTTTTAAATCTTTCTCTAGAAATTATCAAATTAATTTCATTTAGTGCTTGTATTCCAAATTTAGATAATATTGTTGTGTTATCACCATAACCTTCAAAATTATCTAAATAAGCTTCTATTGGATATGCATTTGAGAATTCAGACTCAATAACTTCTCTAATTACTTTTTTTTCTGTGATATATTTTCTTGGAAGATAATAAACTTCAATACCATACATTCTCAATTGTTCATTGATCAAGTCCTGTATGAGACCTTGTTCTGATTTTGATCCCTGGAGAAAAAATGGATTTAACATAAATTAACCAATCATGTCTAATGGTGGAAGTTCATAAGTGTTTGACATTTTTTCCATCAAAATATCAATTTCTTTTTGGGCATCATCATACATTTGTCTTCCATTTAACTCTACTCCCCCTGGAAGTTTAACTCCGGTAAATTTCATCATATTTTGACCCCATTGTCTTTTAATAAGAGAAGTTAAATATGGTTTTATAAATGAATCATTCCAAACTCTAGAATAATCGTTTGGGTCTAAAGTTGAATAGCAATCTATGATAAAATAATGATTTTCTGTTACTGATCCCCAATCAATATCCAAATACAATCTATCTTGTCTTTTATTAAATCTTATCTGTTTTTGTGTATTTAATAAGAAATCCAAATCTTCCAAATATGTTTTTACCATTGCATAACTTAAAAGTTCAGTAGTCCCCCAATAATAAACATCATTTAAAAATAATTGATATTTTACACTAAACATATTATGAGTGATTGTATTGGAACCATCAAAAGTAAAAATTTTATTTACTCCTATAACATTAGGGGGAACTTGTAAATAATTGCTATTTTCTTCATAAGAAAAAGTAGTAGCAGTTCCTACTATACTAGTTGTTACGCTAGTTGTCGCAATACCTACAGAGTTTTGATTTAATCCTCTTGCCTTTCCTCTAGCAATGTCTTGTGCTGTTACTTTATACTTATAGAATGTGGGATAAACTCCATCAAAATGCCGTTCTTGAAAAAATTGTATAGCGTCATCTACCAAATCCTCAATTTGTTCATCTGCAACATTTATTTCCAAAACTGGAGCACCAAGTTTTCTTTTGCAATAATCTATTAATTCTTGTCTGGTAGATGGTTGTGCCATTTTTATTACCTCTTAAAAATATTTATGTAAAATTAATAAATGAAAGATTTGATATAACTTCTTGCTGTTTCAAATATAACTTGTAATAACATTTAGCAATATCTTTTAGTTTATCAACATTATCAATAGAATCTATTTCTGAGCAATATTTAAAATACTCAAAACTTTTACTCAAATTATCCAACTTAATTTCGTCAGGATTCATTTATTAAACTCCTCAATAAAAATTTTATCTCATTAATATCATTTTTAATATTATTTAAATCATTTTCAAATTCCTTCATTTTTTTATTTTCATTATCCTTATCCATTTTCATAGACAAGTATCTTTGATATTCGTTTATGTTTGTGTTGATAATAGAATTTGTGGTAATATCTCTTACCAAATCACTATTATCCTTTACTTTAATATATTTCATAATTTAGGCTAGGGCAAGAACTCTTAGATTTTTAATTCTAGGAACATGAACTTGATTGGTAGATGTTCCTATTAATTTTATTCTAAAATAACGGAATGAAGGTAGATTATTTGCTGTAAATGTATGTTCTCTAAAATCAACATCATTAAATCCAAGCACTGTTGATGGTGCAATATAGTCATCAGGAAGTCCGTCACTATTTTCAAAATTTATAACTTCTTTATATTTGTTCAAATTCAAATATCCTGGGAAAGGTATGAATATTGGAGAAAAATTCGGATTATCACTAATTGCATAAAAAGCACGAACATTTGAATCTGGGGTTAAGTGTGCATCTAATATAATTTTTATTGATGATGATGAAGTCTCCAGTTGAACCTCTTTAGAAATATATTTAAATGAAGTTGGGTCATCAATTGCACTATTTACTCTACTATCGGTAGAGTAATCGGTTATAATATTATTAACTCTATTTGTGACTAGGGTGATAGATGATGCCCTAGCATCGATTGTAGGACTCAGTAAATTATTATTCGAAGATAAATCAATTCTTAAATTAAAAGATTTCTCATTAAGTAAGTTCTCAACTTCATTTACATCAGAACAAATAAGTCTTGGTGAATTTAAATTGTTGTTTTCATATATTGAGATAGGTTCAAAACCTACATCTAAGAATGGGGATTCATTTCCACTTATACTTGTTCCCTGTATTGTCTTAATAGATCCACTTATTGATGTTCCATTTACTGTAGTATTTGGAATAATTGGTTCAATTAATTCAAATTGTATATTATTAGATGCCGAAATATCTGAACCCCCAGCAGATTTAGTTTCATTGATATAGAGTTTTGGTAAAGATGTTTCTACAGATCTATCAATTCCATCCGAAGACATATCAAGTTTAATGTGATATGAATCTAATGTTATTGGTTCATTGATAATTGAGGTATCCACTGTGGATAATTCATGTTGCTTATTAATTCTTCTTAATGATACTCCTCCCAATTCATACTTATATACGGGTGTTCCAATATCATAATCCTTTTCGGGTGCTGTCACTATTCCATTAATTTGTCCATTGGAAACTGATTCGTAAGGTATTATTTCATTTCCAATTAAAAGATACCCAGGATTTGTTGAAGCAACACCAACATTTTCAAAAGTTTGGAACAAACTAGAACTATCTACATATATAGAATCACCTGAAGATATAGAACTAGCAGTAATTTTTTGTGATAATTTTGTTGGTGCAATATCACTCTCAACTCCAGATATAATTAAATGATTCTGCGATGAATGCATTCCATGATTTTTTTGATTGACCTTTATATGCAATCCATCTGAAACAGTAATCAAATTGCTAACTGCTATATTTAAGTTTACAGTTGAACCAACATTATTTTTATATTGCAATGATGGTGATCCGGAAACAATGAAATCACCTTGAACATTATCAAGTATTATTTCATTTATTCTTGATATACTAGAAATAGAAACTCTTGCTCCATATCCGACATTTAGAGATCCTATGGAGGAAATTCCTAGCACATCTCCAATTTTATAACCAACTCCTCCATTTACAATTGTTGCTATACCAACTTCACCATTAACTATTGTTACATTAGCAGTTGCATTTCTTCCATCTCCAGAAATAGATTCTAAATTGACATTATTGAAAATAAATGATCCAGATGATGGAGTGTATCCTATTCCAGGATTAATTAAAGTTAATTGCCCAAAAGCAGATCCAGCACTGCCAACATAATTTCCAGTTCCTTTTGAATTTGACTGTAAAACAGTGTTTCCTATTACCAATCCAGAATTACTGGGTAATGAGGATGCTAAACCAACTCTAACCTTTCTAGAATTGAGTATAACTGAATCTGGAGATAATTTTTTAGAATACTTTAGAGTTTGGTTTGTAAGTTTTGGATTATAGAAATTAACAAATCCAGATCTAACAAAATTTGCACACCAGAGTTGATACTTCAAATCTTCCCATTGGCTAGGTTCCCACGTAGTTCCATTTTGTGATTTGAAAAGTGATCCAAAATCTTCTTGATTTGATACAAAAGAATTTGTAATTAAATCATTTTCATTAACTCTTGAAATAAATACCGAATAATCTGGTGATTGTGACAATAGGCAAACGGCATAGTCTTTGTTTCCTTCCAAATAAATTGGACGTTTGAATACAAATTCTGTACCTAAAGATCCATCACTTGAAATGGTTATTTCTGATGGTAATTTGGAAACTTGAGAACCATCTAAAATATAATCTGATGGGTTTGGTCCCCCAGACACTGTTCCATTTGTTATAGGTCTGATTTCCAGATCTACAGTAAGACCATCAGTTGAAGGAACTGAATTGAAGTAAATAACACATTTGGTTAAAAATACTCCTTTTGCTCCAACTGAGAATGATTGTGCTAGTGGATCTCGCGCACAAATTTTTGCGCCTTCTTGTCTAATTGCTCTTACTAATTGATTACCGGATTGTTCTGTTAAATTTCCACCAGCTGTCCTTTGAATATCAATTCCAAGTTGTCTTGCTGTTTCAGATAGATTTCTAGGTAGTCCTACACTAGCCGCTGCATCACCTAACCTTTCTCTAGCAGCCTGAGCATAAACAGGGCCGTCATAATTAATCTGGACGGTTGGTGCAGGTGCAGCAGGTGTTGGTGGGGGTGGTGCAGGTGCAGCAGGTGCAGGTGTAGGTGTAGGTGCAGGTGTTGGGGGAGGCGAATAACTATAAGTTGGTGGTGGAGGTGGTGGCGGAGTGTTATCTACCCTAGTATTAGATACCGTTTCTTGAGTTACATCAGTACCTAATATTCTTTCTTGGGACGATCCAGTTTCTAATATTTCCTGTGATGCTATTTTATAAGATCTTGTTGAAATTGTAGTTGGTTGAACTGTTTCGACAAAACCACTGGCAGTAAAGTTTTCCTGAGCATCTGTAGATACTCTGTCAGTTAATTTAAATGTTTTTGTTCCTGTTGAAAATTTATTTAAAGAATTATTTGCAGGATATATAAAGAAACT